AGTACGACCTTTAGCGGCTAACGGTCTTTTTTTCATAGAACTAGTCTTACGGAACAGAAAACGGAAGTTTTTACCCGATTCCTTTTGAATATCTTTAGCAATTCGTTCGAATACACCTTTTTTATGGAGGTAATATTTGGCAACTTCGGAGGCATCCTCTATAGCCAATAGATTACTGGCTTTCTTGTTTGTAAGAATTCGAGATTCGATATAATCATTCTTATCAATCTCAGGGGTTTCACCTTTGATCTTGAGAAGTTTATCTCTCGTCGAAACATTTTTAATCAATTTAATGGGAATGAGTGACATGTTATAATGATATGATATTATAATTTCTAATCTTCACTTAGGTGTAATTCTATTCATAATCTCTGACAGCTAATCCGACTGGAAACCTAGGTACCCCAGAACTCGTTAAGTTCTGAAACCTAACCGTTAACATTTTTCCCATGAACGCATCTCTTCTTCTGTATTTATCTTCACGACTTTCAATTGTTCCCTCCGGGCGGGCGTTGAAAGCGGTACCGTCACATGTTTTACACTTCCACACGACAGCGTTCGCATCTCTTCCGTGACCTGTTGTTGCCCCAACGATCTCATATTCTTCGGTCTGAAAATCTTTGTGTTTGAGAAGATAGTTGCTTCTTTGACCAACTTCGTATACACTTGTACGCTCGCGGATCATGGTTCCCTCGTACCCCTGTTTCACAAACTTCTTGTGTACAGGGATGAGTTGTCTCTTCTTTTGGATGAGTTTCGTCTCAACCGTCACAAATTGCATACGTTCCTCGAATGGCATATCAAGCTTGTTCATATCGAAATAGTCAAACACGCAGAAATCCAGTTTCATGGGGTCGGTTTTGAAGAGACTTGTGATTTCCTCAAATGTAAGAGTATGATCGTAACACTCCCCATCGTAATATTGTCCTTCTTTCAACCCTTTACCAAGGCTTTCAGTTCCAGGAACGAGTTTACCCGTTCTTGAAATACCACCGTCTTTGGATACCAATAGGCGAATACCGTCAATCTTTGGTTGTACATAGAACGGCTCTGAAATGTAATTCTCCCTGTCTCCCCATTTGTTTGCGAGCATGGGAAGAACTGTAGTAGCCTTCGTATTCAGGTTTTTCCATACAGTCTTAGCACGTTTCACGGCACTTTCATAACCAAGTGGTACTTCGGTTATGGAAATGGATTCCTTCCCCCCAACCTGTCCAGATGCTTTGATGATACACCAACATTCACCCCGCTCCTCCACGCGGATGTCGATGTAGCGCGTTTTACCGTTTTTATTGGTCGTAAAAATTCTATCCATACTAGTAGAATGATACCTGTTGTAAATTATGAGAGGATGGAGCGACTTAAGCCTCCTCCGATAACGAACATTCAGATGAATCTCAATACAATTAGTATTGGGTTTATTATAATAGGTATATTGGTTTTATACAGGCGATATGTCATAGTTAAGAATGCCCATGAACGATCCCGTAAGTGAGACACTCTTCGTAGTCGAGATATATATCACGTTTCATATACTGTGACATCTTTTCTTTCGGGATGGTTGTTTCCTCCATGTATAATTTTTTGATTGTTTTCATGATTTTTTTACATGTTTTCATTTCATCTCTCAACTCCGTGTATTTTCCAAAGAAACCGGAAGATAGTTGGTGGATGAGAATGAAGGAATGCTTCCCCATGAGTCGTTCCCCTCCACCCAATAAAATGAAAGTCGCAGCACTACAACACGTACCCTCTGCGATCGTGACGATATTCACACGTGACGATTTCAGTGTATCCATTATACTCAACCCTGAAAACACATCTCCACCATCGCTGTGTATATGCACGCGGATTGTGGGTTTGTATCCGGGTAGTTCTATGGATTTTTTTAGTAAGTCCACCTCAAGCTTTTTAAACTCGTCAAGGAATTCCAGAGTATTTTCGGTATCGACATCACCGTAGTAATATATGTCACATCCATTCACACGGACGACATCGTGTTCTTCAACTTCAACTTCGTCTGAACTGTCACTCATTTAATAGTATACGCAACTTCTTTTTAACTTTGGTCACGTCGGTTGGTTTCAATTTATTACCAACTGCTAAATGATTCATCACGTCGAAATCTAATGGTTCAAGTTTATACTCTATTAAAGGAGACAAATTTCCCGCTATTGCGTATCGACGAATTAAACTCAATTCATCGATACCTATTTTCGTAGCGTGTCGAGATTGGATGGCACGGAGTTTATTTTGACGCATTTTGAAATTGCCATATTTGGTCCATAAACTACCGGGTTGTATATTATCCGCGTCTATCGGTTCACCCATGTTCAATTTGGGGATAGCCATCCCCGCTGTTACATAATACGGCATACAGTTCCAATCACCTTTATACATTTGTGTGTCGTATATATCAGACTCCGAAAGGGAGCTTATGATATTACATATGTTACAGTTTTTAGAGAGTAGGTAATTACCGTGTATAACATCACACACGTGACCGTGTTCGTGTATCGTCTGAGATGGGTCGAAGTTTCCTTTATGGGATAGAACATCTATTATAATATCCTTGGACGTTTTGAAAATGTCTTTTACATGCGAAAAATCCAAATAATCAAAGAAGTTCCTGATATTTCCCTTACATTCTGATGCAGCCTGCCCGGCGCTTGGATTTTCACACGCTAGTGAACATATCGCATCAGGTGTTCGTCGTGGTACAATTATGAGTTTGAAATTGGGTATCATGTGTATGGATGTAGACGTGACCACTACAGAACCACGCGTCAATCGGCTCTCATTATCCGAAACGCGGTCTATAATCTGTTTATGACCGTGTATAGATGCATCATATCCATCAATGAAGATGTGAGCTGATGTGCAACCTATCAGGTCCATGAATGAACTCTTTTTTTGAAACAGTTCAGAGTGTAGTTCAATCGTATTACACGAATTTAAAATGGTTTCAGCGATAAAAGTTTTACCGCACCCTATTTGACCGCATATGAAAACGTTATGACCCTCGTTGATATATTTTTCCAGTAAATCAATTTCATTTTGGTGAAGCGTTTGTGGGCGTGGTTTTTTTTGTGGTATTATTTTAATGAAGGAGTCCATGACCGATGAACTTACTGATCAAGCTTTAGATATTTTTTTGGAAAGTGATATAATTCAAACAAGGATACTCGAACCCGTTAAGAGAAGGGTTCTTCCTTATTTGATATGCATTGGTATCTTTAATGTGATGTTATTCATAATGGTTGCATATCTCACACGTCGTCTTTCTAAGATTTTATAACAACGTCACTTAATTCAGAACCACCACTTTCATTTCGAATTGCATTCAGGTCCCTTTTCAATTCGTTACCCATTTCATCTTCACTTATGAACATGTCGATCGGTTGAATATGCATTATTTCTGGTTTGAAAATTCCGTTATCATCTGGGAATTGTTTTTCGAACGCCCGAATGACAAAGTATGGAATCGGTGGAGATTGTTCGATGAGTTTGTCATATTCAGCACGACACGTGTCTATCATAGTAGAACCATCACATGACCGTTCTTCGATCGGGAGTGATAATTCCAGGCGGATCGTTCTCGAAAGTTTACCATATTGAAGTGACGCAACTCTGTTTCCTTCCATCATCTCACTTATTTTTAGGAATTGCATCACTGTGGCGATTATACCCGCAATCAAATTCAAACCACCAATCATCGCGGGTGCTGCACCTCTTATACTTGCAGGTAGTGAACTTTGTGCGAAGTTTGCAGTCCCTGTCACTGTAGAGAGGATAATTACAGGGAGGGAAAAATGCATGTTTTGTTTTTTAAAAATTAAAAACGCGTGATTGTGCATGTACCTATAACACGCGGACGCTTCGCCCCATGTTTTCAATATCTGTTCCTGTTGAGGAGACCACACGAATTTATTTTTTGAACGCGACTTCTTTTCTCTGTCCATATTAAGATATGAATATTATTTTTATTATTCATACAATAATTTTTGTTACATCTCTCGTGGTTCCATTTACACGTAGGGTTGAATGGTTAAAGATGTATTCGGTGATAATACCTTTCGTATTTTTTCACTGGGCGATCAATGACGATACGTGTGCATTGACACTTTTAGAATCAAGTTTGACGGGTAAAGAGCAAAAGGATACGTTCTTTGGGCGATTGATGAGTCCTATTTATAAGATTGACAATCAAACATCTGACCAGATGGTAAAATCGATCCTGTTTTCGTTATGGTTATTGGTACAGTTCAAACTTGGAATTATTCCACGACCCAAAATATTTTCCTAAGATATATAAATGAAACGTAAGAACGCGAACGTGACTGGATTTGTTATTATTATTGCTCTTTTGGGTGTGATTACGTATCTCGTATCACGACCTCGCGAAGTTGTACGAGTTCCCGTGCAAACGCCCTTTCGTCAGCCTATGCGTCAAATAGAACCAGTACGCAGACGACAACCAGAATTTAGAGACCCACCTATAAAGGACTATAAACCTGGACATGTTCAGCAAATGGGTGTATTGTTGGGTGAGAACAACGAGACACTCCCCTTGTATGGGAAGGAAGTGCGCGGGCGACGGGATCAGTACCACTACTACACGTCCACACCCGGACAGCAGATTTACTCGATACCTATAACACACGACGGTCGTGACTGTATGGATGATTTGGGCTGTAAAGAGTTATACGGTAACGAGGATGTGAACGTACTCGGCAAGGCTGCTACTTACGCGGCCAAACTCTACAGGACCGATCAGTTCTTTTAAACAAATATGATACCATATCGCCTTGAGATAAGTTTTTTAGATTCCTGCATCGAAGGTTTACTCCACAGAAGCCACCTAGACCAAAACCCAGCCGTTTTAATTCCCTTTTTAGTCCATGTTTCACCCATACGTCCATGACGTGCAAGATACCGTTTCATGCGCGATGGATCCTTGTGTAATGTATAGTCTGAATACCCCTTACCCCCGAAATCGACATGACTGTTATTTTCGAATGTAACTCTATACTTTTTTTTCAGATTGGGACTTTCCTTGATGATTACTTTCATATATAAATAGTAAATATTTATTTCTGTGTATCTATTATAGACATGAATCTCCGCAAGCCAACAATTACCAGGATTATTTTCATATCTGCAATCGTTTCGATCTGTGTAGCGTTTATAATTGCTAGGGTTTCAAAATCCCGTGAGAGTAATAAAAACTATAAATTCCCTCCCATGTCGAAGGAGACGTGGGAAGCATTGGGTACACCCCCCGAACCAGAGGAAGAAGAGGAAGAGGAAGATGTGTCTCCACCATAGGAAGAACTGGAAGGGTATACCGCTTTTTAGAAACATGGGTACACGTATATTAGGTATAAACCCTATAGGAAGTTCAACTTCTTCACAACCTCGTATGTAAGTAAATCATTAAAAAAAACTATTTTAAAAATAAGAATCGACAGTGACTCGAATCAAAAGTGACTCGAGTCACTCTAGTAAAAAGTTTGACTCTGACTCAAGAATCATACGACGGAGTATATATAGAAAAATAAATTATTTCACTATTGAGATTATTATATTATTAACATGTATATGAAAACATCGACGAGTGTTATGAAAAATCTACACGAGAGTACGATACTCGAAAAAAAAAGTATGGATGAACGAAAACAACATCCGACATATAGACCAGGACCCCGTATCAGTAAGATGTGTGGTATGGGCCGAGAATTGGTGTTAGTCAACAAATCAAAATACCATGTAAAGTTTATCATAAAACCAGTTCCGTGTTATTGTTTCATGAAGATGATAAAGATAGGTGGTCCGTCGGGGGTTGGGATAGAGGGTAGTTTTGAGAAAAATAAGGACGATGAAATTCAGGAAGTCCCTTTAGCCCCTATGACAGATGAATCAATTGATTTTATGGTTGAAACATTACAAAGTCGACATGTACTTGTTACACTTGAAATAGAAGGGAAAACCATATTCACAAATCGAAAGATGGGTGCGTACGACAAGTATACGTGTCGCGACCACGTCTATTTACGAGTTATCTGATCCATATCGGGCATTTCTTCACCACTTGCAACTTCAAATTGCACGTGATCAAGATCGGGACAGCACTGCGCAAACCCATCATACGTAATTTTACACGATCGGCAATAATACCAAATCATGATAATTATACACCCACGATACAGTTACTTAAGTGTTTCGTGCATGCATTATATAATGGATACCAATTTCGATAAAGTTATTGCTGATTTGCATAATCTTCGAGAAGATGTCAGAGAGGTTAACGAAGATTATGAACTCGAATTGGAAATGTTCCGGGCAGACTTGAGACATCAGTTCGGTGTGAAGCTATTATTGATACTGTCCATGTTTATTAATGGGATACTGGTTGTATATTGCGCTAGGGATGATGACACACCACGTCTTTCGTAAACGATATAAAGAGTTCCATCGTATCAAGTATATATGAAGCTTCTCATCAAACGCCTCTCTAACAATGCGATCATCCCTACACGCGCATCCCCCGGCTCGGTCGGGTATGACCTTTACAGTACAATTGATATGTATATCCCACCAATGGAACGTGGTATTGTGAACACAGGTATCGCTGCTACTATCCCAATCGGCGTATACGGTCGTATCGCACCTCGGTCAGGGCTTGCTGTAAAGCACGGAATTCAAACCGGAGCCGGTGTTATCGACCCTGATTATACAGGTGAACTGAAGGTTATATTATTTAATCAAGGAGGAGAAAAGTTCGAGATTAAACAAGGAGACCGAATTGCCCAGCTTATTTTAGAAAAATGTGAAACGCCTCCTATTGAAGAGGTCACGACTATTGAAGATACCGAGCGTGGTACGCGCGGTTTTGGTTCTTCTGGATAAATTTAATTTGCAAACGCTACACCACCCATACCATCCTTAATTCTCAGGATGTTATAGTTGACAGCGTACGTTCTAACAATGGCACCGAGCCTGTTGGTGGTTCCATTGAGAACCAACTTGGCATTGTCTATGCGCGAGAAGTTGAGCGAACCCGTAGGTTGCGACTTGTTCATTGTCAGACAGAATGGCCACGTGAACGTAGATGTAGTGTTCAACACGTTAGGGGCGAGCACCGAGCAATGCATTTCAGGGACGACATTATGGTGATACGTCGCAGATGTATTTTCAAATAACGGTGTGCCGTTGATATACAGTGTCGAGTCGTCAAACGACCAGTTTGTAGACCACGTGGAACCGTCAGCTATAGACGAAACAACGTGAAGTGCCTTGACGGGGTGGTTGAAGTACGTGAGATCCACATCCGTGTCAGACGCTGACATTGGCTGGTACTGGGTCTGTGTGATGAGAAGTTCGTGTTCATGGTTCACGACCATCTCCCTCTCTTCCGTATCCAGGTATACGTACGTACCAAACACCTTGGGTGTGGTACCCGGCGAAAACGTCCCCGATCGGCATTTAATGCGTAACTCCACCTGATGGAACTGGAGGGCTGTAAGAGGGAGAGATTTTGTCCAATCTTCGCTGAAGAAGAAAGGGATCATGTAATGATCCGCGTGGGTCGATACACCTACCGCGTTTTCGGGAACTTCGTCGAGTGTCACGGCACACGTAGCCTTAGCCTGATCCTGTTTGTACAAAACATTGTGCACACCCTGGATGAAAAGAGAGTCAAGCTTGGTGACTTCCTGACCACCGATCCAAAGGGAAAATTCGGTCACACTCGTATCAGTCGTTTTGAAGAAACCGGTGTTAACATCGTCAGTAGCTCCGATACCGGTGGCTTCTATCCAGATGTAACTGAGCAGGTCACCCTTTGTGCGTAGCGGGATGACGACATCATTACCCGATCCGAATGTACCCACGTAATCGAGACGTTCGGGTTTGATGGAAAAATTGGTATGACGTTTATAGTTCTGGTGGAAAAAGGATACTTGGGGGTCGCCGGTGATGAATACATCCTGAGCGCCCTTCGATACGAGATCGATCAACGCAGCAGACATTTATTAATAAACGATATTAAAATTTTAGCTCTATAACTTAGTAAGTAGGATGGTACAATTTCAGGTTCTCACCTGGGACGCTCGCGATGAAGGTGAAGATCATAATATTCGTATTTTCGGTAAGACGATTAAAGGTGAATCCGTCTGTGTAACAACTAAATTTATACCTTATTTTTTTGTGAAAGTTCCAGGGACTATGACACCAAACTCTGTCATTCAATACGTTAAACGAACGTGTCCAGACATTGTTAGCATGGATGTAGTGGAAGCAAAGGATATGGAAGGATTTCAAAATGGGGCGATGAGTTTCTTTTTACAAATTCACTGTCAAAATCTCACGTCAAGGCGTCATATAAGTAACCGTTTACGCAAACACGTGACTGGACTATCTAATAAATTAAAAATATTTGAGGCTAATCTCGATCCTGTACTGCGTCTCATGCACCGCACGGGTATTCAGTCTACTGGATGGGTTGATACGACTAATACATGTGACCGTGCGTATCATACAAAAGCTGAAATCGATTTACAGTGTAACGATTGGCGACAATTGAAACCATTTGATACGACGGATATTGCACCCTTTGTCATAGCGTCGCTTGATATCGAGTGTTATAGCTCCACTGGGAAGTTCCCTAGTCCCTCTGTGCACGGTGACGCGTGTTTTCAAATAGCTATCTCACTCTTACGTTTCGGTGAAGATGAACCGTACGACAAGACATGTTTATGTTATAAGGAGACTGATAAGAACATCGAAGGGTGCTCCATCGTGAGTTACAAGTCCGAGCGCGATCTTCTGATGGGTTTTAGTGAATATCTCAATAACCATGATATAGATATTATAACCGGATGGAATATTTTCGGATTTGATTTAGAGTATATTATGGAGCGTGGTATGGTTAATAATTGCCCTCTTGCATTTTATAGAATGAGTAAACTTAGGGATTATACATGTACACTCACGCGTAAAAAGTTATCATCTAGCGCACTCGGAGATAATGAACTGAAACTCGTACCGATGCCTGGTCGATTTATATTCGATCTTTTCCACGAGGTTAAACGTGAATATAAGTTAGATTCGTATAAACTTAACAACGTTTCTCAAATTTATTTAGGAGATCAAAAAATTGACATGCCTCCAAAAGAAATGTTTGCTCGTTTTGTTCGAGAAGATCCAGTCGAGTTACGTGAAGTTGCCGAATATTGTATCAAGGATACGTTACTTCCTCATAAACTGATAGCAAAATTATCAACACTGATGAATTTACTGGAAATGGCCAAGGCGACGTGGGTTCCGTTGAGTTATTTAGTTGAGAGGGGGCAACAAATCAAGGTCTTCAGTCAATTGACTAAAAAGGCGCGTGAAATGGGGTTCAAGGTACCCGCGTACGAATACGGCCACGTTGATAACACTGGTTATGTTGGGGCAACTGTTCTCGAGGCGCAATCTGGTGCATATTATACACCAATTACAGCACTAGATTTTGAGGGTCTATATCCATCTATCATGATGGCACATAATCTCTGTTATTCTAGTCTTGTACGGGACAAGAAATATGACAACCTACCTGGTATCGAGTATGAACGTTTTGGTGAGCATACATTTGCCCAAAATGTACCGAGTATTTTACCGAGTATTCTCGCAGAATTGAAACAGTTTCGCAAACAAGCTAAGAAGGATATGGCGCAGTCAACAGGTGCGACGAAACAGATGTACAACGGTAAACAACTCGCGTATAAAATTTCCATGAATTCCGTATACGGTTTTACGGGTGCGTCGAAGGGTATTTTACCATGTGTAGCTATCGCATCTACGACGACCATGAAAGGGCGTAATATGATTGACGATACCAAGACATATGTTGAAAAGCATTATCCGGGATCTAAGGTGCGATACGGTGACACGGATAGTGTTATGATTGAATTTGATGTTGGAGGGCGTACGGGTAAAGAAGCTATCGAGTATAGTTGGGAACTGGGTGAAAAGGCGGCTGATGAATGCACAAAATTGTTCAAGGCTCCGAATAATTTAGAACTTGAAAAGGTGTATTGTCCTTATTTCCTCTATTCAAAGAAGCGGTACGCTGCTAAACTTTGGACAAAGGGTAAAGATGGGAATATGAATATGGATTATATTGATGTAAAAGGGTTGCAGCTTGTCAGACGTGATAACACACCTTTCATGAGAGAGGTGTGTAAAGAACTCCTCGATGTCGTGTTAGATAGTAGCGATACCGTGGCTCCACGGGCACTGGCCCGAAAACGAGCGATTGAACTACTCGAGGGTGACGTCCCAAACGAAAAACTGATTTTGAGTCAAGGGCTTTCGGATTCGTATAAGGTAAAGGGTGAGAGTGTTTCTGTATTAAGTGCGTATATCACTGATATCAATCAAGCACACGTGCAAGTAGTGAGAAAAATGCGCGAGCGTCAGCCGGGATCTGAGCCACAGTCGGGTGATAGAGTGCCGTATATATTAGTCAAAACTGACGACCCTAAAGCACGTGCCTTTGAAAAATCTGAGGATCCTGTATATGCGAAAGAACACAATCTTGCGATCGATTACCCCTATTACTTTCTGAATAAATTCCTGAACCCAGTGTGTGACTTACTCGAGCCATTGTTTGATGATGTTAAAGGTGACATTTTCGGTGAGCTACTTTTAAGAGCTAAACCACCTAAAAAAACGAAAGCGACTGCATCGACGCCTGATAAGAATCAAATGCTACTGAGCGATATATTTAAAAAAAAGACCCCATGATAATATATGCTAGGTAGTGTAACTGAACAGATTGAAATTTTGATTCAGAAGGAAGCTCGGCGTCAGGTTACCGAACGTGAGAAAGAAATCAAGGCTCAGACGAATGAACATACACGTGAGCAAAAGGAGCATTTTAACGAGCGATTAAGGGAAGCTGTACATGGTCATAAGGAACATCATAGTCGTACTACCCGAGACATTGTCGATAAATACAAAGAGCAAATAAATGCATTAAAAGTGGAACATAAATCTAACATCACGAAATTAGAAAAAGAAAACCACGATTACGTGAGTAAAGTTGTAGAAAAGGTGTCAGCTCTGTATGCAATTCCAATTAAAACCGTTCGACGCGATCTTGCACCGGATGCGGATAAGCGTTGTTTAGGGATACGGAAAAATGGTAAACTA